CAACACATATTAGAAATGAAGGTTTAAGAACCTTTTACCAGGCTACTAAGCAAAAGAGTGAAGGAATGGTGAAAGGCGCACCAGATATTATTATTCCGGCAAGCGTTGCGTTCTCTAGCAATCCAAATAGCTCAGAACCGTCTGTTTCTGCGATTTGAGCGTTGATTAGTGCTTGGCAATAGTCCACAAAGGCTTGTGCTATTAAAATGCCGCCAAGCGATTGATCTATACGCATATCCGTTATAATTTTATCAAATTCCTGTTCCATTAGAAATCGCCTTTGTTTGGTGTTACAAAAGATGTAACATTACTTGGAAGTTCAAGAACTTGGTAAATCTGCTCCTCTCCCTTCAGATTTTTTTGAATGATGAAAGAACCACTGCGAGTTTTGTGTATAACGCTAGATTTATCGTTATTGGTGTATGTTGCGCCAATAATAAATCCACAGGTTAAAGCTGCTAATATTATTACTGATATTTGTTTATTGTTCATGGTTTTTACCTTTTATAGTTTTAGTTAATGCCTCGTGCTTTAAATTCTTTATTCAGTTGAGATTGAAATTCGTCATCAATACAAAAATGACGAATTGCTATTCCAACTTCTTCTCTAGAAGAAGGAACTTCAAAAACAGGAATGAATACATTGTATTCATATGTATGTCCAGTTATGTCACCAACTGCACCCACTTTCTTTTCTACGTCAAAAGAAACTTCAACCTGATACACTTCTGCATCAGATTTAAAGCCAAACGCATAAACGTCTGGTGTTTCGGTGTTTACAGCAACCGCTGTGAATCCACCACCAAACCTGGCGATTTTATCGCCTCTAATTATTGTTATTGATTTTTTCATCTCATTCCCCTTTGTATTTCTTGTTAAGTTGGGCATAGATTAAATAATTATTTATCAAATTGCAAATATTTTTTATCTTTCCAATAAATAAATGCTTCATATGCTCCAACATAACCTAAACCAATACAGACGAAAGCTCCCTGTTTCTGGGCTTCCAGCAGGTATTCTTGCTGTCCATCTTGCCATTTTGAGCGTGTATGATCTTGGCGTTTTAATTCACAGACGAACGCAACGCTTGCTGGAATAATAATATCTGGTGCGCCTTTCACCATTCCTTCACTCTTTTGTTTAGTAGCTTGGTAAAAGGTTCTTAACCCTTCATTCCTGATATGTGTTGCAATCTTTCCGTAACTATCAGGATATTCCCTCCTTAGCTTTGCAAAGAATGTTACTGCTTCAGCAGCTTCAGAAGGACATTCTCCTCTAAATTCTTTATTTCCAAACACTGGTATATCATTGTGGAACTTCATCGGCTGTCCTGTTGTAATCGTAAATCCTAAAAAAATCACCTTTCTTTCGATAAGTGATAGTACTTGGTGTTGTAAAGCCATTATCTGTAAACTTCATAAACGCATCATAACTGCTCTGCATTTTCACAGTAAACCATACTGGGAATGATCTATACTCAGTTATAAAATCAACTCGTATGCACTCGTTTCCTGCCTTGCTTAGTGTTGGTATTGCTCGCATAGAAACAACCTTATCAGTTTGTATTTGTGTTGGGTCTTTCTTTTTCATCTGGAAGTCAGCTACTAACTTGCTGTTTGGGTCAATTAACTCACCTTTGCAACTGCAACAATAACGTGCAGCAATATCATTTTCTTCTTCACAATGTGGACACGGTTTAAACGTCCAGCGATAAGAACATCTAACCAACTTTTTAATAGTTTTATTAAATACCTCACCAAAACATCTTCTGCCATAATGCGCTGGCATCTCTCCATATTCTGTTTCTAGTCGTATTCCTTCAAGATCAGTAAAATAACCAAAATCATCAATCTTATGACTTGCTTCATTAGGAACAGGCGCAAACTCATTGTTAGCATTGCATTGTGGGCATCTAGCTTTTATTGGTTCACCAGCTCCGTAATCGCCTGATGCTTCTATCTCAGGATTAAATAAGTCACCATCAGGGCAATGTCTGCTTATATTTTCAGCATAATCTAATATCAAACAATCATGTTTATTGTCGTCAATCCTAAGACCACGACCTATTATTTGTTGAAGCAAACTAACTGATTCTGTAGCTCTTAAAATAGCTATTAAATCAACGTGTGGCGCATCAAAACCAGTGGTTAAGACTGACACATTGACTAAATATTTAAGCTCCCTAGATTTGAATTTTCGCAGTATTTCTTCACGTTCCTTCTTTGGTGTTTCTCCTGTCACTATGCAAGATAAACTTTGTGGTAAAGACTGCATAACCTCGTGAGCATGTTGCACTGTCGCTGAGAAAATCATTACACCTTTTCTATCTATTGCTTGCGATACAATATCGCCTACAATCGCACTGGTTAGCCTTCCTTGACCATGATAAGCTCTATCAACATCTGCCTTTGCAAACTTACCCATGCTATTTAACTGCATATCCAGCGTTTCATAATGACCTGAATTAATCGCACCAACAACAGGCTGTGTTAAGTATCCTTGCTGTATTAAATCTCTGGCGTAAACGGTAAACACTTTTGCATTAAAATAAGGGTTCTTAGTTTTATCATCTCCGTGTGCATTACCATGCTCGTCCATTCTGTATATATAACCATCTCCAAGACGAAAAGGAGTGGCTGAAAGACCTATGACACGCAGATTAGGATTACAAGCAACCAAAGATTCAATGATACTTTTTACAGTTGGTGTTATCCTATGCGCTTCATCCAGTACAACCGCACAAAATTTAGCTCCAAAACGATGAATCTTATTCTTAACACTAACAGGTGTGCCAAAAACTACTGGATGTTTTAAACATGTTTCACCAACGCTGGCACTGAACAAACTGCATTGATTGCCGGTATCCCTATATTTCTCAGCATTTTGTTCTAACAGCTCTTTTGATGGGACAAGGCACAATATGTGCTTGCCACCACTAACTTGGTGCAATGTATTGGCTATTGCTGCAACAATTAAAGATTTGCCACTCCCTGTTGGCAATTCTAATACGCATGGGTCAGTACATTTCTTTATCCAGTTTATAGCTGCATCATGTGCTTGTTGTTGGTATGGGCGGAGTTTCATTTTAAAAGCCAATAACTAACAGGATCACCGGTATATTCAGTAAGATCAGCATCAGGTAAAAGTTCTTTAACAGCTTTGGCGTAAGATATAGAACCAGCTTTGGTGACTTTAGTTAGCTTATGACCATTAATCTCACTATCTTTACCATCAGCTAACTTAACTATTTCATCAAGCAATCGTTTTTTTTCTGCTTCAAGTTCTTTTATCTGCTCTGCTATCATTAAGTAACGCTCAACTTGTCCTTCACATCTAACCTGTTGGCGCTTCTCTTCAAAATACTTTTGTGCTTGTGGTAGTTCACGCTCAACAAGATATTCATTGTAGAAATCTTTTAACTTTGGTAAATATTCTTCAATAGCTAATTGATTAAATTGTACTGTTTCAAGCATGTAACCGTGTGCAGACCATTGGTAAAAATGACACCATTGACTACCAGTAACAAGCAGTTGAATCTGTATTTGCGCCCAGTAATGCGTTTGATAGTCTATTGATTTAAACTCTGGTGGGTTTTTATCACGCAAACCATATGGGCATTTAATCTCTATCAAACCATCATTATTTATCAAACCATCTGGTGATGCTCCCAGCCAATCTTCATAAGTATGAAAACCAGTAAGTTCTACTTTTGTATTAAACTTCAATTCATAATCAGCAAGTGCATTGGGTTCGTTATACGTTCCATAATTTGTCGCTGGATTACCTGTAAACTCACTTGGGTAGCCATGATATTGACGCACCATGTTACGCATGACATCTTCACGTTTCATGAAGGGTGATAATCCTAAGATTGCACCAACATTACTACCAGTTACACGACCAGCTCTTTTTTTAAACCATTCTTCTGTTCTTTGTTGTTCCATTGTCATTTACTCTTATAGTTATAGTTAAAAATGCACATCCTTGTGCGTTTGTTATTTACCAGGGTATTGAATCAATATCAACTACACTTGGTTCTGCTGACTTTTCTTCTTTAACTGGTGTGGCACCTTTGCGTGGAGCTACAGAAGCAACCCAATTACCAGTTCTGCCTTCTAAATCCCATACCATTACTTTTATTAACATTGGTTTATTTAGTAATGCTTTTGCCATTGCAGTATCATTTGGTGCTTCATCAGATTGTGCTAATTTTCCACCACAGTTTGCATCAATAGCAGCAAGCATCTTTTTAGCTTTATCGGCTTTCTTGCTATCCACATCAAATACACGCACCTTTTGAAATATCTTACGTCCTTTGTATATAGCAGGTTCAGCTATTACCCATCTTAGGCTTATGTATTCATCACCTTGATACTCAGCCAATCCTGCTTCGTCAATCATTGCAAGGCAAGTTGTATTGTCAGGTATGTTTTCAATCATGCCACCAGAAGTAAATTCACCAGTTGTTGTAATTTCTTGGTTATCGCTTGTTGTCCAAAAGTTTGCCATTGTTTATGCTCCGATGCTTGGGATTAAATTTAAAAGTGGATTAGTTCCGTTTACAACCAATAAGTCATCGCTAATTCCATAGCGGTTCTTTGATATATTTGCAGCGGAGGCGTATGTTACCAGTATTCTAGTGCCGTCACTGATTGCTTTTTTACGCTCGCCATCACCCATAGTATGGGTTTCAAGCTTTAGATAGCCCACCAGGTCAACATTGTCTGTATAGTGTGATACAGACTTCTTCTGCATACGAATGTTGTATCTGGTATACGGATCAGCATCGGGTAGTTCGATTGTTTCTGTTTCTGAATGAGCAATGAAGACAATGTTCATACCTTTGGTTTCGTTCAGTATGCCAGCAGCTTTGCGTACACGACCGTGAAGTGATGACAATGCTTGAAAGCCAGCACCATAACCGCCCAATGCTTGAGCTATTGATTTAGGTTTTTTTGGATCGGTATCTACGATGTAATTCGTAAACAATGTATCTAATTGTGTTACCGAATCAACCACAAGTGTTTTGTAATCATGATCTTCCTTGATTAATGCAGTTAGTTGTTCCCACAACATATCTACATTTGATAATAATGGAAACGCATCTGGTCTTGTTGCTGTTGGTATGGCTTGCAAACCATCTTCAGCTCTGATAAAAATAGGTTTTGGGAAGGTGGCAGCTAGACTTGTCTTTCCAAGTCCTGCATCGCCAGTTATAGTACAAATGATCGAGCGATCATCTGGTTTAGCAATAGAGCTTAATATGCTCATAGTATTTCTCCTACGGTTAAAAATCTTTTTCTCTAATTCCGTTGCACATTTTACCGATATAAATTAAAATTGCAATACTCAAAAAATATTTATTTTAACAATAGGAAAAAACAATGCTTACACCAGATGAAATTAAAATTAAACTACAACATCCAACTTTGAATTTGGCTTATATATCAAGAGATGCAAAAGTTGATTACAATCTACTTTGGAGATTTGCAAACAATAAATTGCAGATAATTCCATACGATTTAATTAAAACCTTAAGTGATTATTACAATGCTTCCTGAATTATGTGACGCAATTAGAGCAGTTGGTTATGAACCTCCTTCTAATATTGCTGTTGGCAAGGTAACAAGATTTTCCACCAACGGTAAGCGCAACGACAGGTCAGGTTGGGTTCATGTATTCGATGATGGCAAAGGCGCAGTATTTGGTTGTTGGCGTAGTGGAGAGCAACACCAATGGTTTGAAAAACGTGATTATGTTCCAGACATACATGAACAGGAAGCTATGCGTCAGCAGTTTGAGGAAGCTAAACGTAAAGCAATAGCTGAACGTGATGCTGCTTATGCTGTAGCTGCAAAAGAGGCTCAGGTATTATTTGATAATGCCGTTCCAGTAGTAAGCCATGACTATCTTACCAACAAGGGCATACGTCCAAATATGGCTCGTGTGTTTGGCGGAAAACTAATTATTCCTGTATATGGTTCAGATGGAGAAATTCAGTCTGTACAGTCAATTTTTAGTGATGGAGCAAAGAGGTTTCACTCTGGCGGTAAGATGGCAGGCGGTCATTGTTGGATTGGTGATCCTGTAGAGTCTGAAACTTTATTAATAGCAGAAGGATTTGCAACTGCTGATAGTTTACACCAGGCAACAAAACTTGCTGTATGTATAGCATTTAACGCTGGAAATCTTAAACCAGTAACGCAAATGTTAGCCAGCCAATACATTGGCAAGAAAATAGTTATTTGTGCCGACAATGACACCAGTGGCGTTGGTATTAACAAGGCAAAAGAATGTGGAGTTGATATTGTATTACCAACCATTGATGGTGACTTCAATGACATGATGTCAGAAAAAGGTATTGATGCAGTTCGTGACATTGTCTTTGGTAAGGTAAAGCAGGAAGGTTTATTTATCACCATTGAAGATATGATGGCAGGTATCAAAAAACCTAATTGGTTAATTAAGGGCATACTTGAGCGTGGCTCGATGAATCTTCTTTTTGGTGAGTCAGGTGCAGGTAAAAGTCTTTTTGCAATGGATTGGGCGTTCTGTGCTGCTACCGGTAGAGATTGGCATGGTCACAAGATAAAGGAAGAGCTTAAAACCTTAATCATTATGGGTGAAGGTTTAAGAGGTGCTTCAATGCGTTTTAAGGCACTATCTCAAAAGTATGGTGAAGCACCAAAAAATATTAGATTAAGCAGACGTTCTATCAATCTATTAGATAGTAAAGAAGCTGATGATATTTTAAAAATAGTCGCAGAGTTAGACTTTAAACCTGATATTATTATTATTGATACTTTGCACAGGAACATGGTTGGTGATGAAAACTCCAGTGAAGATATGGCAATGTATTTTAAATCTATTGAATTACTAGCTAGGCGTTTAGATGCTGCGATTGTAACAGTACACCATTCTGGACATGGTGATAAGGGAAGATCAAGAGGTTCGTCATCTATTAAAGCTGCAATGGACGCAGAGTTTTGTGTCACCAAGAATGGAGATGGCATTACTTTTTCATGCACCAAGTCAAAAGACTTTGGATTTGGTACTGATATGAGTTTTATCATCAAGGAAGTAGAATTAGAAGGAGAAGTTTTTTATGATGCTGATGATGATAAACAAATTACCAGTGTTTATTTAGAGTATAAAGGTGAATCTAAGAAATTAAATGAACTTGATTCTAAGTATCAAAAGGTTTTAGATTCACTTGAAATTTGCTTAAAAACGCATGGAAAATTTGGTTTTGTGTTGTCAGACACTGGAGAGGACGAAATGACGGTTTCTTGGAAAGAATGGGCTCCATTTATAGATGATTGTCATACCACAAAAAATAATGATAGATTTAGAGGTTATAAAAAAGAACTTTTAAATCAAGGATTTATAGCTAATAATGGCGACAGATGGTGGATAAAATAATCATACATACATCATACATTTGACAATGTATGACTTTTATGATTTTGGGATATAAAATCATACATACACATACACACTCCTTTAGGGGTGTATGAATGTATGAAATCCTTGTATGTGGTTTTGTATGGATGAAATATTAGAGTTTATAAAATCAGTTGAAGAAGTTTTTACAGTACAAGCAAAAGCAATTAAGATTAATGACGAGGTGGTGTTACATGATGGTAAATTTCAACAAGAACGTGAAGGACTGGAGTTATGAAGAAAGATTACGCAATGTCGTGGTATTTATTACCGTTTGTGTTGGTGGTATATTTTTTTATATTGTTGGTGGGCATTGTTAGAATGGTGTTTAATAAATGATTGCGGTTTTATACGGATTATATTTAATAATGAGAAGAAATGATGGATGACACAGAATACTTTTATTATATGGCGGATAAGATGAACAAAATGGCAACTGAAGCGCAGTTAGAGGCGTTTTTAGAAGAAGTTAAGGATAAGCCTAGAGTTAAAGCTTTTGTCATCGCTATGAGGCTGTAATGAAGCATAATCACTATTTTAAAAATACCGTTCATTTAAATGCTGTAGATGTGTATCGAGTTTTAGATTTATATGAAGTTACCGATCCTTGTTTGCAACATGCGATTAAGAAACTGTTATGCGCTGGTGGTAGAGGAGCAAAAGATATGGAACAAGATGTGCAGGAAGCTATTGATGCTTTGGTTCGTTGGCAGGATATGAAAGAGGAAGATGAACTTTCGTAAATACTGTAGTATAATTAAACATGTGGCTAGTCAATCGAAGATGAACACCCTTAAGCAAGGTTGGCACATAACTTTTCGCTTAATAATTCTATGCTTAAGGAATTTTCAAATGACAGAACTTACACAACAAAGACTTAAAGAACTTTTATCTTATGACCATGAAACTGGTTTGTTTACTTGGCGAGTAAGTAAAGGAACTGCGAAGAAAGGTTCTATTGCTGGATATAAACACTTAGATGGATATATTCAGATTATGATTGATGGTAAAAATTATCTCGCACATCGTCTTGCTTGGCTTTATGTTTATGGTAGTTTGCCAGAAAAAGATTTAGATCACATCAATGAGATAAAAGACAATAATAGAATTTGTAATTTAAGGTTAGCGACTCGTCAAGAAAATAATCATAATATCTCAAAGCCAAGAATCCATAACATATCAGGCTTTAGAGGGGTCTGCTGGTGTAAATGTGCTAAAAAATGGAAATCTCAAATAGGAATAAATGGGAAAAAAAAATATTTAGGGATTTTTAACACAGCAGAAGAAGCATATGAGGCTTATTTGAAAGCTAAAAGAGAGATTCATCCATTTTGGGTTGAGAAAGTTGCATGAGATTCCCTCCAATAAACTTATTCAGCGCACCAAAACAGGTTGCTATATGTAAGCATACAAATTGGGCTATTTATGTAAGCTGGAGAAAAAAAACTTGCATAGATTGTGGACTAGATAGACCGTTATATGATATGAGTATTCAACATCAAAGGTAATTGCTAAAATGGCATTAAAGACAAGCAACAAGAATAGAAAGAAGATAAGAAGGTTTAAGGCAGATGAAGACAGCTATAAAACCAAAGATTAAATGGGTTGGCAATTACTGGAAGTGCTATAGTGCAGACAGAGTTGCTTATGGTGAGTCACCAAAGGTGGCGTTTATTAATTGGAATAGTCAGTATTTTTAAAATCATTTTATGATAATTAACAATAAAAAAGTAACAGAATTAATACCTTACGTTAATAATGCTCGAACGCATAGCGAAGAGCAGGTTATACAAATAGCTGCAAGCATAAAAGAATTTGGGTTTACTAATCCAGTGTTGATTGATGGTGAGAATGGAATAATTGCAGGACATGGACGGTTAATGGCAGCTAAGAAGTTAGGATTGGAAGAAGTACCAACTATTGAGTTAAGTTATTTGTCAGAAGCACAGCGCAAGGCATATATATTGGCAGATAATAAATTGGCTTTAAATTCTGGTTGGGACAATGACTTGTTAGCTATTGAGTTTGCAGAACTTAAGTTATTGGATTTTGATTTAGACTTAACTGGGTTTAGTTCAGAAGAAATAGGTGCTTTAACTCCTGAAGAAATACCGCCAGGATTAACAGACGAAGATAGTGTTCCAGAGTTACCAGAAGAACCTGTTACTAAACTTGGTGATGTTTGGTTATGCGGTAATCATCGGGTTATGTGTGGTGATAGTACCAGTATTGATGCGGTTGAGAAGTTGATGGATGGTAATAAGGCTGATATGGTGTTTACTGATCCGCCTTATGGAATGAATTTAGATACTGATTATTCGGGATTAAATACAACCCATGAGCCGCTTTCTCTTTCGTGACTTAGCTCTGCATAATAATAAGCACCCCATAAAAATATTTCTTGGCAATAGTTAAAAAAATCCAATATAAATCGTGGGTTAGATTTTTCACAATCTCTAATTACTCTTTATTATTTTTTTGATTCTTTTTTACAATAC